TTTGGTTATTACAACATTATGGAATTGAATTTAGTTGGAATGAAATGTTAGGTATTAAATTAACAGATGGATTATATGATGAAAGTAATAAACCTTATTTCATGTCGCGAACAGCAGATTCTAAATTAAAAACTAATTTAGGATATGTAATGCATCAAGCAGATGCAATGGCCGCACGGATCGAATTCGAAAAATGGTATAATAATAAATTACCAGAACCTGTACAAAAAGAGTTTCATAAATCAGTTAAAACAGTAACTAACTCTCAAACAAAAGTTAACGCTACAAAAATGTTTGATGATTTATTTGGAGATAAAAAATGACAACAATAATAATTGTGATATTAGCAGTATTATTAGCAGTATCATTATTCGTTAACGTAAATCAAATACGTAAACAAGAACAACAAGAAGATTATGTTAATGATCTCGAAAGTGCTAATACAAGGTATTATACTTTTTTTCAGCAATTAAAAACAAAGGTTAATGAATCAAATTCTAGAATTCGTCAAGTAGATAAAATAGGCTCCTTTGAAGCCGACGACGAAACAGGGTTTATTTTTAAAGACCTTCAAGACATACTCGAAGATTTGAATAAGGGATTCTAGTGAGTTCAGTAGACGATTTTTATGTATGGCACAAAGAATATCTTGATGATATCGAACTCAATGGACCAAAAAAGAGACGCGGAAGAAAGCCAAGTAAAAGACTTTACTTTACAATTGTAAATGAGAAAGCAATCATTGCTTTCAATTTCGAAACAGATCAAGCTAAACGTAATAAAGTATATCGAGAGTATATAGATTATCCATTTAATAAACTTGTTGAAAATATCATCCATACATTTAAGTTTTATTATTTTGATGTACCTTATGAAGACGTAAAAGCCGAAGTAGTTGCATTCTTAAATGAAAAAATAACAAAATTTCAAGAAGGTAAAGGTAAGGCCTTTTCTTATTTTAGTATTATTGCAAAAAATTATTTGATTATAGCAAATAATACTAATTATGCAAAAATGAAACAAAAAGCTGATATAACAGCTATAGATGACAAAAGAGATTTAGACGGCGAACAAGCATTATCAGACCATCAGGAATCTATAAAAGAATTTACTAAATTATATGTAGAATGGTATGATAAAAATATAAACATAATTTTCACCAACAGAAAAGATATAATTGTATCTGATACTATATTAGAATTGTTTAGGACGTGTCATAATATAGAAAATTTCAACAAAAAATCATTATACATACTTATACGCGAACGTACAGGCCTCAAAACTCAGAATATTACAAAAGTAATCAATGTTATGAAGTATGATTACGCAAAAATGTTCACATATTTCCAAACTACCGGACGCTTCAGATACATAAAGGATTAGTTCTTATATTTATATAAAAAAGGAACTAACTATGGATACAGATTTCGAATTATTTAAAGGCACAACCTTTTCTGACTTAATGAAAGATGTTTATCATAATTCTAAAAAGAAAGAACGTCAGATAAACACATTAATACATGAACTTCAACCTTTAATAAAAAATATAGGTGATGCAACTATTATTGTACCATTAATTAAAGACTATTTAGATGTTGCAGTAAAAAATGATGATCATCTAGTTAAATTAGCAGCCGTTGTACAAAGATTGATATCATCAACTGCTAGATTAGACGATTTATCTGGAGAATACGGACTATCAGAAGACGAACGAGAAAAACTTCTTAAGATTGCAGAAGAAGAAATTACTGTAATTAAAAAAGAAAGTGATCAATTAATAAGTAAGGAAGTGTAATGGCCATACGATATGGGCATGTATTAAATAATGTGGCCGCATTCAAATCAGGATCTCTAGGTCAGATTTTGGTAAGTCTGATCACGCCAGGCAGGCCATCTGCAACAAATATTAAATATTGTAATCCTGTTGACGCACGATCTTGTAGAATACCAATGACAAATGAAATTGTCAGTTTAACACAGGCACCACGTGGAGATTACACACAACAATTTCCAAATACAGATTGGTATTACGATAATACTCTTAGCGCAAATTTTCAAATTAACGCAAATGTACATCGATACGTACAAACCCCAAACGTAGATACTGCAGGTGCTGATATTTCTGGCGGCTCTCCAAAAGTATCTAGTGAAGGAGAGTTTCCTTTTTCTACAACATTTGAATTTGATAATATTTCTGCATTACAGCCATTTGAAGGAGATGTAATATTAGGTGGCCGTTCTGGAAATTTTATTCGACTTGGTTCTACGGCTGATGATAATAAAATATATGATGCAAAACGAACATGGTCTGGAAAATCACCAAATGACCCGATAATGATATTATCTAATAGTACAAGATTTAAAGGAGATGAACTTCTAATAGAAGATATTGAAGAAGATGATAGTATATTAATAATGGCAACATCACAAAAACTTAATTTTGCTCCATCACAAACAAATATAGGACTTAAACAGACACCTGTTAATACATACGATTCTCCACAAGTAGTAATAAGTTCTGATAGAATATTCTTTAACGCTAAATCAGATTCAATTATTTTATCTGCAAAAAAAGATGTTACTGTATGTACCCCAGCATGGGCAATGGAGATGGATACAATGTTTACTTTATTAGAACAATTAACAAGTGAAATAGTTGATTTATATGCAGGCACAACACAACTACTAACGCCAGTCGGAGGCCCCACATTAGGTTCACCAGGCAAAGTAGCAAAAGTAGTCTCTATATTATCACAAATAAAAGCAATGAAACAATAGGAAAGATATATGCCACTTAACAAACCAAAATTACAAGAAGATATAAGAAAAGCTTTTAAAGAAGCACAAGGAGCAACATCTGCCGAACAAGGATTAAACATTGTATCAAAGAAATTATCGGAAGCTATCGATGTATATGTTAGATCAGGAGAAGTACAAACAATTGTAGGAACCACAGGAACAGGAATAGTAGCTCCAGGACAAGCAGTAGGGTCATCTATATCCAGTCCAGCAATTGTAATGATAGGACCAGGAGCCCCTCCAATGTTAATTGCAGCTGGAGTACCACTACCAGGACCAGTGTTAACAATAACAGACGGCGCGTCAGCAACTGTTAGTGCAGGAACAGGTGTAGGAAAAGTAGTATAATTCCGATCAAAAGATATTTATTAAAAAGGAAAATTATGGAAACAAAATCATTTTTTAAGTTATTACGAAAAATAATTAGAGAAGAAGTACAGATGGCTGTACGTAAAGAAGTACGACCACTTCTTAAAGACCAAAAAATAAATCATAAACAAGTTATTGAACATGGAGTAAATTTACATAAAATAGCAAAAGAACCAATTCCTCGTAAGAAAACGGTCTTTACAAAAAACGGCATGTTAAATGATATATTAAATGAGACCGCTACAACGGCCGATTTTGGTACAATGAATCAAGACCCTATCATATCACAAACGGATACATATCCTACAATGGGTAATAAAACATTTAATTCAAGTATGGCAGAGTCATTTGAGACAACAAATCAGAAACCACAATCTCTAGCAACTACAGATCTTGAAGGAAGGCCAGTAGACATGAATAATGAAAACGTAGCTAATACAGTAAAAGTAATGACAAAAGATTATTCAGCATTAATGAAAGCAATTGATAAAAAGAAAGGCGTTAGCTAATGGGGAGACAGATATATACATATCAACCAATTGATCTAAAACCTGATGTTGCAATAGGCATTTCTATGCCATTCGGAAAAGCTGCATCAGGAATGCAGTATAATCAGAATTATGCGTCCGGTTCTGTTGGAGGAGATTCAATTTTTAGTTTAACATATACTACAGACGAACAATTGTTGTCAAATCTAACAAATCTAATAACGACCCTTAAGGGAGAAAGACCAATGCAACCAGATTTTGGAACAGACATTCCAAGATTATTATTTGAACCAAATAATCCAGAATTACACGGCCGGGTATCAATAGAAATAAAAAGAGCAATTAATTTTTGGTTACCGTATGTTGAGATAATAGATATAAATGTAGGAACAGTATTGGGTCAAGAAACATCACTGAGTACTAGTACATTAAGATTACGAGTTCGTGTCCAAGCAGCAAGGCCAGGATCAGAAATAGAACTCACATATACAGCAACTCCAAGCGGTGTAATTCCAGCAGAAGTAGATCTAGGGCCAGGAGTAGCACAAGGACCAGGTACAATAACACCAGTTAGTCCTGAAATAGCAGGATATTAATAGGAATTAAATTATGACAGAATATATAAATCAGGAAGTAAAAAAAGATGTTAGTTATTTAAATAAAGATTTTAGTTCATTTAGAGCAAATCTTATTAATTTTGTAAAAACATATTTTCCTGACACATACAACGATTTTAATGAGACCTCCCCAGGAATGATGCTGATCGAATTGTCTGCATATTTAGGCGATGTATTAAGTTATTATACAGATACATCTTTCAAAGAAAGTTTATTACAATATGCAAAAGAATATAAAAACGTTATTAATTTATCACAGACATTTGGATACCATATTAATGTTCGAGCAGCTGCAAATACAGAGCTAGACGTATTCCAACTTGTTCCAGCACTAGGTTCTGGAATAGATGCAAGACCAGATATGAGATATGCATTAAGAGTTAATACAGGAGGAGAATTTATAGCAGATAATGCTACAATATTTAGATCAACACAACCTATAGATTTTACTAACTCAGGCAGTATAGACCCAATGGATGTATCTGTTTATGAGATCGATGGAAGTGGTAATGTATTACAATATTTGTTAAAAAAATCTGTACCGGTTGTAAGTGGAAATATTAAATCACAGGAGTATACATTTGATAATCCAAAAATATATGATAAAATAGTAATTGATGATGAACGTGTTATAGAAGTAGTAGATGTATATGATGATAATGGTAACAAATGGTATGAGGTCGATTATCTAGCACAAGATACCATTATGGAAGATATTGAAAATATAACCTATAACGATCCGACATTATCTAAATATAGAAGTACTACACCATACATATTAAAACTTAAAAGAGTGCCAAGACGATTCATCAAGAGAGTAAGGTCAGATGGATTACTAGAATTAAGATTTGGAGCAGGCGTAAGTTCAGACGCAGACGAAGAAATAATTCCAAACCCAAAAAATGTTGGGATGGGATTGTCTTTATTAAACAGAACAACAGATACTAGTTTAGACCCATCTAATTTTTTACATACTAGTACATACGGATTAGCACCAGGCAACATGTCACTAACTGTACGATATACTACAGGAGAAGGATTATCAGATAATGTTGGAATAAATTCAATAACAACAATACAGTCGATTGCCTACGGAACAAATGATAATCAAGCATTAGATCTAACAGCTGCGAAAGCTAGCGTTGCAGTAACAAATCCTGAACCTGCACGAGGAGCTCGCGCACAACAAGATATTGAATCGTTACGTAATAATGCAATGGCCAATTTTGCATCACAAAATAGAGTAGTTACACGAGAAGATTATATAGCACGCGTATATGCGATGCCACCCAAATTTGGTTCAGTAGCTAAAGCATATATTGTAGGAGATTCACAAATAGACACTAGTGATAAAGATTATCCTAGAGATACTATTACTAATCCATTAGCATTGAATATGTATTGTTTGGGATATGATACCGATTCTAAATTAGTAGGATTAAACACAGCCACTAAAGAAAATTTAAGAACATATATATCACAGTATAGATTATTGACCGATGCTATTAATATTAAAAAGGCATACATTATCAATATAGCAATTGATTTTGAAATTATAGTATTGCCTACATATAATGCAAATGAAGTATTATTAAGATGTATTGAGTATTTAAGAAATAAATTTCATATAGATAAGATGCAAATTAATGCACCAATAATGTTAAATTCTTGTAAAGCACAATTAGATCTAATCGAAGGAGTGCAGACAGTAGTTAGAGTAGATATAAAAAATAAATTCGATACTAATTCAGGATTTTCAGGTAACGTTTATGATATAACAACTGCTACAAAAGATGGGATTGTATATCCTAGTCTAGATCCGAGTATATTTGAGCTCAAATATCCGGATAGTGATATTAGAGGAAAAGTAAACCAAGCATAAAGGGATAAATTAATGTACCATATATATTTTGCAGAACGCGATTCAACAATACATGAAAAATATACTAAACGAAATACCGGTATTGATCAAATTCTTGAATTAAAGAAGATTACATCCGGCTCTATTATAGAAGGCCAGTATCAAGCGAATACGTACAATTCACGTATACTAATAGATTTCGGAACACAAATAACAGATATCTCTAAATCAATAACATCAGGTAAGATAGGAAGTACTGCTAGAAGATTCCATTTAAATCTTCGTGCGATGTATGCGACCGATTTACCAATATCATATTCTATTTTTGCTTATCCAGTTTCTGAATCATGGGATAATGGTAATGGCGCATACGGAGATATACCAGAAGGAAGAGACGGAACATCTTGGTATTACCGAGACAATTATGACGTTCAAACATATTGGGCAACAGGGTCTGCGCACAGTTATGAAGAAGGTAAAGGTACATATGAAAGTTTTGGCGGCGGAACATGGATTACCGGAAGCGAGTTTGAATCAAGCCAAAGTTTTGAAAATGAATCAGCTGATATGAGAATGAATATAACAGACATAGTTAATAATTGGATAACAGGTTCTGATGCAACAAAAAATACAACCAATTATGGACTAATAATAAAACGATCTAATTCAGATGAACAGTCATCTGAAATATTAGGTAACATTAAATTCTTTAGTCGCGACACACATACTATTTTTGTTCCTAGATTAGAAGTATCATGGGATGATACAGATCATTCGGGTACATCGTCATTTACTGAAGTTTCTGCAGACACATATACACCATATTTTAAAAATATACGAGAAAGCTACAGAGAAGCAGAAATTACTAAATTTAGAATAGGAGTACGCCCAGAATTTCCAACAAGGACATATTCAACATCTTCATGGTACTTAACAGAAGAAAGATTACCTACATCCTCATATTATTCTATAGTAGATACTATGACTAGCGAAACAATGGTTCCATTTGATGTTTCTGCTTCAAAAATAAATTGTGATACAAATGGAAATTACTTTAAAGTAAGTTTAAATAGTTTTATGCCAGACCGATATTATAAGATATTATTAAAAATCGAAAAGGCGAATGGAGACGATACACAAATACATGACAATGGATATCATTTTAAAGTAGTTAAATAATGGCAAATAGATTTACAAATAGAACTAATAAAAATGCTCAAGAATTTATAAACGAAATAGATGAAAAAGACGTTTTATTAAAAATTCTTAAAGAAGATTTTCCAAACGATAAATTAATAGGTTCTGGCAATATATTTTTAAATGATCAATTTAAAGAAACTAGAACTGCCTATAGATCTAAAGAAGGTAATCCACATAAATTAGCAAAACGAAGTGAACAGGGTGGAGTTACCACTACTTCTGAAACCGAAGAATATACTAAATACCAAATAAATAAATCATATCCAGATGTAGAAGAAGATGATCTAGATGATTTAATAGATGAAGAATGGGACTACTTTGTTAAAGAACCTCCAATAGAGCTAGACGAACCAGAAATACCTGAGCCCGAACTCATATCAAACTTATTTATTGCAACACAAGATAAAGATTTATTAGATATACATGATATGTATATAAAATTTGGACCAGCTAGATTAAATACTGGCGCTGTTACATTTGATGAAGTATTTGTAGTATATCTTGTAGAGAATAGTGTAGCATATCCTATACCTAATTATAAAACATTAGAAGTAATGTTAGTAGAAAAGGGACAAACATATAACGATATTAAAGACGCGACAGATGAAGACCGAAAGACATATGATCTTCAATTTGATGGTTATTATGCAGGAGCCGATCCCATCCCAGAAGGAGGTTCGCCGCCCGATGCAATTAGTGAATTTCAATTTCGACAGCTACCAGATAGATCATCTACTTGGAGTTATGAAATCAGATACGAAAGTGGATATAAATTAAAAGAACCATTTAAGAGAGATCCAGGAGATTATACATTTTCAGATGCAGGTACGAGAGATGATGGAAGATGGTATTGGGCAGAAGCAACTAGTGGACAATCACACTTAGAAAAATTACGTGCGAAATTTGAAGGAAAGATGATTATACGTTCCTGGCCAGACGATTATGATGCTGATGCATGGTTGACTATACAAGGAGGAGAAAAAAATGCAGATTCATTAGAAGGAACAGGAGACGACCTCGTTAATGATTGGCGAATGATGATTAATGGATATTGGAAAAGATGTTATAGTCAAGATACTGCAACACTATATGGACAACTTAATGGATATAAAACTAACTGGTCACACGGCACAGGAAGATGGGGCCCCAAAGGAA